GAGTAAAGTAATTAAAAGTAATTAATAATTGTCCAGTTGGTGCAACACTACCTTGTTTTCTAACTAGTCTACCAATATCATAGAAGTTATCTCTTTGACCATTGTCTAAATCAAATCTATCTGTAATATCAGTATCAGAAGTTGTAGGTGTTGTACTAAAGTCTGCGGCCATATGTACAGAAGTTAATTGATAAATGTCTGCCTTGCCTAGACTTACGATTGTATGTTGTGCGTCTGCCTGTGTTGTGATGGCTGTAGTTGCACCTGAAACAAGTGTTTTTGATTTTTCACCTTGGGAAGTTTTATCTAAAGTTGCAATAATTTTAACTTTATGTCCTTGGTTGTTTGCACCAAAGTCCAAAGTTAAAGATGAACCTACAGGAGAACCACCTAAAGTAAATGCACTTGTTCCTTCGTGATTGTTACCAGTCGTTGATAGTTTATTACCAACAGCACCAGCACTTGAAGAACCACCAGCAGTCATTATAGTTACTGAATAGTTACTTTCTGATTGAGCGACAAAAGTTTCTCCAGTACCAGAGTTAATAGTAATATCTCCAGTTGAAGTTAAAGTACCAACAAATGTTTTTCTTACGGTGTAAGATGTATCTGATATACCAGAGTTTGCAGTTGTCTTTAAAGTTTTAATTGTATCGTAAGGTAAACTAAAAATAGAAATGTTTTTATCAGCGCCTTGTAGTTTTGCTCTTCGTCTTATAACGATTGAGTTTGAAACAGCAGTTGAACTAATAGCACTATCTAATACTATTGCACTTGAAGAAGTTATTTCTAAAACTTGTTTTGTGATAATAGTACCAGAAGTATCAGCGAACTGAATACTATCACCAACTTTTAATTCTGTATTAAATTTTGTTGAGAAACCTGTAACTGCTTGTGAAGAAGCAGATATTGATATTGTACCAGACAATTGTACATTTTCAGCATATGCAGAAGATAAATCTGCCTGTGCAGTATAAGTTGGAGTACCTGCCATTGTAATTTCTTTAACATCACTAGAACCAAAACTTGTAAATGCCTTATTGCCAAATACATCTGCCTTGATTACAGCAGTATTAGAAGAAGTACCACCAGTAATTGTTTCACCTGCAACAAATTCACCTTGTACATCTGATAAAACTACTTTAGAAGTTGCGATTGCACCACCAGTACCAGCACCTGTGTGACCACTACCATCAACACTTGTTCCGTCTGCATTGTATAATTCAAAATCTTGTTTTGCAGTACCACCAATTTGTTGTTTTACATAATAGACATTACCATTTAATTCTGTTTGTGTTGTAACACCAGTTATAGTTACAGCGTCTCCATTTTTAATATCTAAATCTGCAGCCATAGTAATTACTACAGGATTAGCCGCAGTAGATGAAGCGATTGAAGAAGTCGTATTCGTTGAAACATTTTCGTAAGTACCAGTTGCACCTGAAGTACCACCAGTAATTGTTTCACCATTTGTAAATGCTTGTTGAGTTGTAATACCGATATGACTAAACATTTCTATATCAAATAGATAATGTTTAAATACTTGATTAGCAGAAGGAGCCACAGGTATTGCACTTGTAATCGCACCTGCCTTACTTGCGTTATATTCAAAACCTTTTGATTTTGCACGACCAATATCAACTACTAAATTTTCGTTATTTGGAGTAATTGTTCCTGCAACATATGAAGGTGAAGCAAGTTTTAATTCTAATTTTTTAAATGCCTCTGTCTCACCAGTAATAAAGTTAACATCTGGTGAACCATAAACATTATTAACATTAATAAAGTTTGCAACATCAAATAAAGTTTTAAAATTATTTTCTGTACCAAACTCTCTTGCCTTATCTATAGAAACAAAAGTTGTACCAATTTTGTCTATCTCATAACCTCTTACATATGCTTTACCAGGAGATAAACCTAATGCAAGTTTACTTTCAAGACCACCATCAGCGGCAGTAAATATACCTCTGTTAGTACCTGATTGTAAATGTTCTCTAACTTCTAAATCAAATGGTCTTACAATATAGTCGCCACTTTCATCAAAAGTCCTACGAGCAAGACTATCTTCTAGTATTGCGTATTCAGTTGTTCTAACTCTATTTTGTATACCACCATTTTCTAATCTTAATAATTCTATAAAATTTGAATCCGTTATTGCTGTGTTTGCAAGTTTAGTTAATGTTAAATTAATTTTAAATCTATGAGCACCTGGAGCATTTGCATTTGAAGAACCTTGAGCATTATCTACAAGGGATGGGTCATCGTTAGGTGTTACAAAACTTTCTGTAATTGATAGACCAATTCTATATGATGGTCTAGCAGAATATTTGTCTAATACTATTGTTTGTTGTAATACATCAACAGCAAAACCATTTATATAATATGTACCAGCCGCAATGTTAGCCGCAGAACCAATAAACGCACCTTGACAAACTGCCGATATAGCAGAAGAAGTTACATTTAAAGTTTCGCCAGCAACAAAGTCTGTAGTAGTATTACCAACACCAGTCTTTGTATATTTTACATATAAAGTATCGGGGTCAGTTGAAGTGGCAGGGTCTACAGCAATAACTTTAGCAACAACCTGTGAAGTTGCACCAGTAATTTCTGTATTAAGAAAGTCATTTAGACTTGCACCTGATGAAATTGAAGTTAGTTTGATTGAGTAATATCTTAAATCGTATGTTATCTCGCCAGGTATCATTTGAGCACCACTCTCAAATATGTGGTTACCCATTTTCTCTACTTGACTTTGTAGAATAGATTGTGATTGTGTTAACTCTCTGGCCTGTACAGCAAACGCTGGTCTAAACAATATTCTATGAAAGTTTTTACTTTCTTGAAAATCGTCATAGTAAGGTGAGAGGTTAAAGTCAGTTTTTGCTGGCATTTACTTTCCTCTAAAATTCAATGATTAACTTAACATTCTCTGTTTGGTCAACACTTCTAGTAACTGGTGCTCTGTTTTCTATGTACATTACATCGCCACTATCAGCATCCATTTCTGAAGAAGAATAACCACTAACTAGAGAAACATTGTTAACCGTTTCTGTTACACCTGTTGGTGTTCCTGTTGCACTTGAAGTAGCACCAGTAATTAAATTAGTACCTGAAAACGCAGTTTGATTTCCATTTGCGTCTACGCCTTCATCATCATATCTTGTTTGTGTATAAAATAAAATTCTATTTGCACTATCGTATTGAACTACTTTACCAACAGCGCCTGTATTTGTTTGTGTAATTTTTTCATCTGAAGAAAATGTACCTGCACCACTATTCAATCTGATTGCTTTTGTTGCTCTCAATGTTGAAGTTGTAGCGGCAGAACCACTTGCCTTCGGGTCTCTAATTAATGCAACTCTTCTAAAATCGTTTGCAGTTGTAAAGTCTCCAGAGTTTGCAGTTTCAGCACCTTCAAAAGAAGTATTAAGAATAACAAAGAAAGCACCTAACTCTTCAAAAGGGTCAAAACCGTGACCACCTTTTGGTTCGATAATTACATCTAATTCAGCACCTGTTAATGCGCCACCACCAGCGGCATTTATATCTGCCACTCTGACATATGCAAAACTATAACCAGTTGGTGTACCAGTTATTGTTACAGCAGTTACAGAACCAGCAGAAATTGTTACTGAACAAGTTCCACCAGAACCATCACCTCTAATTGGTATTGCAGTAAATGTTCCAGCAGTACCACCTGTACCAGCAGATTTAATTTTAATTACATTTAATCCACCATCTACAGCCGCACCTGTTACGGTACTATTTGTAGATACACCCATAAAGTCTGTAGATAAAAAGTTTGCCTGAGCAGCCGCAGATAATGTAAACATATATTTCCATTTATAAGAATCCGCAGTTGTAATAACCTGATTACCTTGACCACTTGGTTCAGAAGTTGAAGGAGAGTTATTATTATTGTCTAAACATTTGTAGACATCAAAATTTGAAGTTAGAGCGTAAAAGTTACTATCGTATAAATTCGTTGCACCACTATTAGCAGTTTGAACATTTGTAGTTCCAGTTATTCTGTTTCCATAGTCGTGTCTGTAAATATCGTAAGTTGTTCCAGATGTCCAGTTTATTCTAGGACAAGCGAAAGATACATCGGAAGATTGAATTCTTTTTGCGGCCAGCAAGTCGTCAAAAGTATCAAATTCGTCTTGTACACTATCAGCAGGAGTTACAGGAGCACTATCTGTTCCGATATTGTCTGTTCTTCCATCTGCTCTTGTTTTTGTTCCAAACGCAGTCGGTTTACCTATACCTAGATAATAGATATTAGGAGACGCTTCACCAAACGATTCCTCGAATTGTTGTGCGTTATTTCGTCTAAATTTACTTGTTATAATTGCTGGCATTGTTTTTTCCTATGTTCTTTCTATATTTATACATCGTCCTTAAGCGATATTAATTGTATTCCCCATTCCTGAGTGTGAAGTACATTGATAATAAAGTGTTGATGGTGCGTTCATCGGTACCGTAAATGTTACCGTTCCTGAAGAAGCACCGTTATTTGTTACTCCAAAGTTGTAAGCAGAACCAGCACTTGCAGTCCTAATTTCAAATGGGTGTCCACTTGCATTTACTACAAAAGTGTAAGTATGTGCTTTCTTTAAATATAACACAGGGTCATTTTGATTAGTAGGAAATCCGTCTCCACTAAACACATAATCACTTGAACCACTATTTGTTACATTAAATTGTGCTGATACTCTAGTTGCAGGAGTATAATCTCCTGGTACCCAACGACCTACACCACTTACATTTGTCCATATTAATACTTGTCCAAATGCAGGTGCAGAAGTTGTTGTATCAACATCTGAAAATTTATCTATACCATCATTTTCTGATAGTAAACTAATCCAACCAGAGGCAGTAGCAAAGTACGCCCTATTAGTTGAAGTTGTTACAGCGAAACCACCTGCGTTACTAGCCGCAACAGGTAGAGAAGCAGTATTTGTAAAATCAAATCTTGCCATTGAACCAGAACCTGTTAATGCAAGTTTACCAGTTCCTTGAATTGTATTACCAGCAGTATCTAAATTACCACCAAGACTTGGTGCCGTATCTGATACTACACTTGTTGTAATTGTACTAGGTCTCCAGTTACTAGAACCAACATTCCATACAAGTGCTTGACCACTAGTAGGTGCCTGTGTAGTTGTATCTACATCTGCCAAAACATCTATAGAAGAAGTTGAACTTAATATTTCATTCCAAGTTGAGTTTGAAGCGTAATAGGCTTTGTGAGTTGTCGTATCAACACCAAATGCACCACCAAAAGAAGCGGCACTTTGAAATGCGGCCAATGAAGTTGCACCTTGAGCGATAAAAGAACCTAAAGTTGATTGTCTTAAAATACCTGTACCACCTGAAGTACCTGTAAATGTAGGATTATCATAATCCTTATTTGATAAAGTCTGATTGTCTGATAAAGTAACTACGATACTATTATCAATATCGTATTTTACCGTATCATCTAAAATTGATGAAGTTAATCCAGAACCAGCAGAGAATAATAATGTGTTACCAATTACATAGTTGTCTGTAGTAGAACCATTTGATAAAGTTATATTAGAACCTACTTGTTTCCAAAACATTGCACTTGAACCATCTGTGGCAAGTACATAGTTTGCAGTTCCAGCGTCATTAGGGAAAGTTAATGCGTCTAATTTAATTCTTCCAGTACCGTGAGGTAATATTTCTATGTTTTGATTAGATGTAGAAACTATCTTATGATTTTGTACATCTAAATCACCACCTAATTGTGGTGTTGTGTCTACGGATATGTCTCCTGCAGCCGCAGAAGCAGTTGGTTCAAATCTATTATTAGAAGTTGACCATTGTAATACTTGGTTTGATGAAGCGCCAGCAACAGAAATCTTTAAATCAGTACCATCACCTATTGCAGTATAGATTTCATTTGTATTATCATTTATTTTATCACCACCAACACGGAGACTATCACCAGTTCCGTCGTTTGCACTACTTCCTAATCCTATTGTTTGTTTAGCCATATTATTCTTTCCTATTTACTAATATATTTATAACCAATTTTAGACGCTACTATCGAATTTGGATACATTACTATCAAATTTTCTTTGCGTGTTACTAAATCTACCTTGAGGTACTAATATTTCTGAAGGCATTGTAATATAAGTCTTGGCAATCGTTGATAAATCGCCATATTGTATTGGAGTACCATCAGCAGTTGTATTTGTACCTATTACTTTTAACTCTGAAACTCTTTGCCAATTCATAAGACTAGTATTATAAACACCTTGGAATCGTCTATCAAACTCTCTTAATCTAGGACCAGCATATACAGAACCAAAGTTTGTATTGACCGTTCTAAAGAAGTAAAAAGGTTTAAATTGAAAACTAAATGATATTGGAGTTGCAGTTAAAGTAACATCCCTTGTCGTTGTAGAAAAAGGAGATTTTGCAGATTGTACTACATCGCCAGGTACACCTAATAGTGGGTCTGTTCTTTGAGTAGTACCATCTGTAGTTGTACCAAGTCTTCTACCAAATACACTACCAAATAGTGTGTTAAGAATAGAAATAAATGGACTTGCCTGAATACCTGTAACTCTACCAATAACTGGCATTTGCATTTTAGAGTTTATTCTACTTTCAATATTAACTTGACCAGTAAAGTAAAAACCAGCAGGGTGCATTGTCTTTTTAAATGCGTCTCGCCATTCATCAATTGTACGACCTACTTTAATTACATATGAAAAATCTTGATAGTATAAACTATCTTGTATCTTCATAGTTGTTTCTGATAAGTGACCATCTTCTGAAACATATCTACCTTCACTTGTTGATACACTAACAACATCTATAGTTGCAGTTGCTGGGTCAGTCTTTGCCATTAGACCAGTTGTATTTGAAGTACTACCAGTCATAACTTCGTGACCTATTAATGTTGCAGAGTTTCTATTTTTTAATCTTAATAAACCTCTTGTTGAATCCCAATCTATTACAACACCTGTACCACCAGAAGTTCCACCTGTTACGGTTTCACCTGCAACATAATTACCATTTGCACCTAATATAATAATTGCTTGTGGTATTGATACACTTGGTGGCGATGGAGAAATTTCGTGAGAACGACCTGCCTCTGCAATTTTAATTTCTAATAGTTTACCTATTTCATCTCCATATGGAAATATCTCTGCGTTAACACCATTCGTACTTGAAACAGAAACGGTTGGTGTAGTTTTGTAACCTGTACCACCATTAATTAATCTGATATCTGTAATGTCACCTAAACCACTTTCTAAAACTATTTTGTTACCTGGATTAATATCTTGTACACTTGTTGCGTCTTCATAAACAATATGGTCATAACCACTTCCTGTTTCACCTGCAATTGCACCATTGACAACAGCGACTTCAGCGATTGCACCAGCACCATCTGTATTTGCATTATTGAAAGTAAGTTGGTCACCAATTTGATATTGTGTACCAGCAGCATTGATATAAAAACCTGTAACAGGTCCTTGACCAATTGAACTAACTTGACAAAGTGAACCAAGACCACCACCTACTAATTCTACATTATCTCTATCTTTATAAAAGGCACCATCATTTGATATATTAAATGTGCCAGGTATACCTGTAATAGTTGCTTTGATGAATAAATCATCTGTATCAGTTGCAGTACCTCTAATTCTTTCTCCTACTTGAAATGTTCCATTGACACTATCAAAACCTAAAAGAAATTCTGATACTAATTCATCACCTATATTAAATCTGGTGACATTTTCTACCATTGCAGTTGCACCAGAAGTTTCACCAGTAATTTTTCTACCAATTAATAGACCATTATCTCCAATAGGTGTGATACATCTTAAAATTTTGTTAAATGTAAATTCACCATCTGATACTCTAAGCATTTGTTCTCTAGGATAAAATACTTCAGAGTTAATACCAAATAATAATCTAAAAAATAATTCGTGACCTTTTGCAGTACCTTTTGTTCTATACAAAGAGTTTATTCTTTTAATTAATTCTCTTTTGTTTACACCATCTGCTAAATCTTCAGGTAATGTATTTAAAAATTCATTTCTAAATTGAGTTAAGAAATATGAAATAACTTTGTCTGGGTCTCTAAAGTTAATTAAGTCTTGAATAGATTGTACAGGATTAGGTCTATATCTACCTGCGACACCAGACGCACCTGATGATTGACCTACGATAACTTCGCCATCTATAAATTTATCTTGAGCAGAAATAATTAATCTATTATTATCTAAATCTTCTTGTAGTATACTTGCTGTTGCGTTTGAAGTTGAACCTTTGATTATTTCACCAAAAGTAAATTTACCAAAAGAAGATTGTTCTTGAAGAACTTTATCTCCTGCGTCTATTTGAGTTGCTTCTGAACCAAGTCTACTTGCGTCTAGTAAAAGAGTATTCTCTTGTCCAGTTTCAGTTTCTAATAAGATACCATCTGTAGATTGACTTTCAGTAATAGTCAATTCAGCGGATTCCATAAATTGGTAATACGCTTTTAAAAATTCTAAAAATTTAGGATGGTCGCTTAATACAAATTCAGGTACCTGACCTGATAAAAGATTTGTAACCTTTTTACTGAACTTTGCCATTTACTAGTATGCACTAGTTGTAGAATATCCTACTCCAGCGTCTGAACTTCCTGCAACAAAAGTATCTTTTTCAACCGTGATTGTTGAATTGGCAATATCCAATTCTATAATTTGGTCTCTAACTGGTACAATGTCATTGGAAGATGGCTGTACGGTTAATTCTATAACTGAAGAAGCACTCCCTCTAATATTTGAAATTTCTGTAACTTGTAATGAGTTGATTGTAATTGCACCTGTAGAATAATCAATAGTACCTTGCGTTGAGTTTGAATAAACTCTAGTTGCACCAGAGAGATAATATGCTCTTACATTTCCATTACCATCATCATCTAAAAAGTGTTCATTTGTATTACCACTTACTTTGAAACCTGTTGATTTTAATATACCACCAGAAGTTGCGTTATGTCCTGTGTGTGGATTATATAATGCGTTTCTAAAGTATACATTATATTTTAATGAACTATTAAGTGTAGGCGTAAATTGTTTTCTCATTTGAATAGTAGAAATATTTGAAAGAATACTTGCGTCTGTATCATCAATTAATTTAACTACTTTTGAATATCTGAATACACTATCAAACTTTTGTAATGTTGAAGTATTATAATTTTCTAAAGTTGTAATTACATTTGCCTTAATTGTTTCTGCGTCTTTTGTAGTTGCAGAGGCATTGTATTTTGCAGTTGTAGTTAAAAGAATAGAAGTTACCTCTGGGTCTATAATTTGTGGTGTAATAGAACCGACATTATATTCTTTTAGTTTTGAAACTATATCTGCTTTTGTTTGAGTTGTTAAAGTCGAACCACTTGCGGCCTTGATTGCAATTTTTACTACACCATAGATAGGTGTCTCATCATCTTCACCACCCCAAGCACTAACTGATTGTGCATTAGGATATATTGACCTTACTTTACCTTCGTAATCAGAAGTTGTTACTGCTCTATCCTGTGCCGTATATTGTAAAGGTGCATTGTATCTAATACTTTCTTTACTTTCAGGTTCAGAACCACCTTGAGCATTTGATTTAGTAACAACCGTTAAATTTGAAAAGAGACCTATATTACCAGCAGGTGTAAATGTACTTGCACCATTGGCCTCTGTTTTGTTTGTAACAATGTAATCTAATATTACAATATTACCATTTGATAATTTTTTACCTAGAACACCATCACCAAAAGTAATTTGAAACTTACCTGTTTCTGTTTCACTTAAAAAGAAAACAGCACTTTCAGGTCCTAAATTTGTAAGACCTGATACATTTGAAAATGTTTCACTTGTTGTATCTGTTAAACTTGTTTGTACTCTAATAGATAAAGTTGAAGTATCAGCATTTACACTAGGTATTAAAAACTTTTGGTCTGGGTCTGTACTATCAACCGTATATCTAAATGTTATAGGTGTACCTTCGTAAACTGGTACATTAGAAAATTTAAATATACCATCTACTGGAGTAATTGTTAAATCTGAATTTGTTATGAAGTTATATGTTGTACCATCTACAGCAGTTGTAAATGTTTGACCTTTAGTCATTGTTAAAGTTGTACCAGTTGCGTCATTGACCGTTACATCTAAACTTGCCACAGGTGCCTTTGCACTTGCAGAAGTATAACCAATCATCTTTGCAAGAGATACTACATTTGCTCTTACATCGGCACTATCAAGATACATTTCGTTTGCAATCATATTAGCATTGAAACCTAGATAGTGAGTATTGTATGCCAATACATCTAATAGTACAGCAAAACCTGAACCTTCAAAATTATAGTCTGAAAATTCTGATTGACTTTGTAAAAAGGATTTTAAATTTGCTTTAAGTTGGTCAAAATCTAATTCTGAAATATCTAGTTTCGTTGACATATTATCTTAGCCTTTGTAAAAATGTTTCTACGGTTATCGGTGTTTGAATACCAACAACATAGAAACTAATTGTTAAATGATATCCATTTCCATCAATGTCTGCATTTGCTCTGACATCAACTATCTTTGCTCTCGGTTCAAAGTTAACTAAAACTTCTACTACTTTTCTTTCTAAATTAAGAGCAGTTAATGGCGTCATATTTTCAAATAACAATGCTCTTACATCACTACCTATTTCAGGATGAAAAGGTCTCTCATAATGATTAGTTTGTATTAAATTCTTTACACTTCTTTTTACGGCTTCAACATCTGTTAATTTTACGACATCACTAGTAACTGGATTCCTAGTAAAATCTAGGTCCAAATCAGAGTAAATTCTATTAACTCTTTTTTTGCTTGTGGATTGTGAACTATCGTAACTTGCCATAACACTAATATTTATACACTAACCAGCAAACACATTAGGACTTCCTGCAGCCACAGAAGTACAACCAGATATTCCGTCTCCTACACGACCACAACCTTTACCATTTATGAAAACCGTAGTAGAACCTACAGCAATAGGAGCGGCGTGAGCAGGACAAGGTACACCAGGTAATAAGTGAGTTGTATTGTTGTCACCTTGTCTACTTACTGGTATTCCGTTTGCATTAACATTAGGCGAACCTTGTGCTCGTGTCATTCCACTACAATGTGTAACATCTGCGTCACCTATCCTCGTAACTGCTGGCATTCTCTCTCCATTAATTGTTTTAACTTGTCGTTAAAGGTTTCTATGTATTCGTGTTGTTCCTCTGTATGAGGAGGTTCTGGATATTCAGGCATAAACGAAATGACCGCACCTATCTTACTAGGAATATCGCTAAAATCAGTAAAAGTGTGGAGTTTATTATTAATTTTTATAATAAATTCACCTTTCATTTATTTTCCCTGACCTCTGGATGCTTTCCAACTTCGTTTTTTACTCTTATTCATTGAAGAGAACTTTACACTTCGTTTTTTACTGGATTGAGAAGTTTTTTTACCTCTTCCAGGTTCGTATAAACTCACTCCAAACTTTGGTAGTGCCATAAATCCTTTTTTACAACACTATTTATTACTTTTTTTAAAAGTTACATTTAATTTTGGTTTCTATTCGTGGATTTTCCAACATTTTTTTCCAATATGAGGCACTTCCCTCGATTTTTGGTCCAAATTCGCAATTTTGCAGGTTTCTAGTACAACTAGAAGAACAAAAAGCGAACAAAACCAATAAAAAAGTGAAAATAATTGTATTTTTCTTCATTTTTTGCTTGACAATGCTTTTAAACTCTGGTAATATGTATGTATATTATGAATAAAACAAAAGGAAAAAACACTATGAATACTTTTTTTAGTATTACGGCGATACTTTCTGCTATTTTGGCAGTTGGTTCGATAGAAGATTGTGGAGGTCATTGTTTAGGACAAGAAAACTGGACAATGTTCTTTGTAATGTTGGCAATAATGATAGGTTCAGTTGTTGGAACTATCTTAACACTTGATAAGGAGGACTACTAATGATACAAGTAAATAAAACTGCCGAAAATCTTGATGACGGCATAAAAAATATGATGAATGGCGCAAAAGATGACTATGTTAAATGGTCTACTTTAGGCGGAAAAGAACTATCTGGTTATAACAAAGAACAAGTTGATACTTGGGATAGTAAAATCAGAGTTATGAACAATAAGAAATATATCAAAATTGTTCGTGAAAATGGTGTCTTCGCATTTATCGTAAAAGAAGATTTTAAACATTTTAAAAAAGGTGATATATTAAAACCTGCTGGTTATAATGCACCTGCTTTAAATCAACCTAGAGGAAATGTATTGTCTGGTAATTATGCCATACAATGGACTGGTCCTCTTTATTTAATATAATTGGAAGGACTTATATTATGAATACATCTATGAAAAAAGAGATTATGGCAATGTCATTATCTGAATTGAATACACTTTCTGATTTCATATCAGAAGTTAAAGTCTTAAATGCAAAGGCAAGTCTCAAAGTTGGGATGAAAGTCTTTGTTGTTCAAAAGACTAAAAAGACACCTGGTGTCATTACAAAAGTTAATCAAAAGAAATGTTTGGTTAAGATTGATGGCAGAATGGGTACAATCTATCAAGTACCGTTTCAAATGTTGGAGGCGGCGTGAAGACTGGTAGACGAAAGAAAGTGTTTGAGAGGATAGTAAATCCTCTCTTACTCAAACATTTAACATCTAAAGTAACAGATAAAGAAGAGAGTATCGCAAAAGGTATTCCTATTAAGTATCTGAAATATTTTAAAGAAGTATCAAATCATAAAAATGCAAAAAAGATAAGGTACAGATATAGAGGTAAATCAAAACTTGGATATGATAGACCTTACGCTTATTGCCATATGAATGGTGCAGATACTTTTGCTATTTACTACAGATAATATTAACCTTAACATAAAGGCATAACAATGATTACATTTCTTATTGTATATGCGGCCGTTTCTGTTGTGGGATGTGCTGTGAGTGAAGAACTGGTTTGTTTTCCAGGATTATTCTAAATGATTACGCCCAAGGAGTATATCCTTTTTCTTGGGCTTTTTCATCATCTTGACTTTCAATAGACATTACTTCAGGTACATAATGTTTCATCATACTTTCAACACCTTGTTTTAAAGTTACTTGCGACATTGCACAACCTGAGCAACTACCTGCCATTTCTAATTTTAAATGACCATCTTTATATGATATAAAGTTTATAAAGCCACCGTGCATTGCTACACTAGGTTTAACTTTATCTTCTAGTACAAATTTAATCTTTTCTATTATTTCGTTATCTGTTGACATTTGGTTCCAGTAAGTAATTACCACTTATACTAATTCTTGTAAAGTCTGTAAAGAATGGTGGTACAAAGTGTTGTAAGGTTGCAGGGAAAACATACATTAGACCTTTGTATGGTTTTACATTTAATTGTGTTTGTTGTAAACCTGTTATTTTTTCACCATAGTGAAATACTAATTGACCAGCGTATTGACTATTTGTTTTAGGTGTATTCTCTGTAAATATCTTTTCATCTATATCACCAAAGATAACAAAACTAAAAGCACCAGTATGGTCGTGTGATGGATTATAATCACCTTTTTCTTGAAAGTTAATCCATAAGTGGTCTAACTTTAATGCTTTGTTATTCATCATATTATAGATGTTTCTCCAATCAGGTCCGTGTGCTGATTGTAAGACTTCAAAGAACTCAAATACTTTTGTTACGATTGCTTTATCAGCGTCTTGTCTTAATTTATTTTTACCTTGTTCATTAGGAAACAGAATACTTGTACCAGTCTTCATATTACCAGCAAGTTTATCTCTAAAATCTAAATCTTTATTATCTCTTTGTTTTGTACCTTCTTCAATTAATCTATCTAATATATCGTGGTCTATCTCTGTACGATAGATAGGTGGACCAAATGGAAACATTACTTCTCCATCTATATTAGGATGTATTAATTGAGGTATAACGGTATGCTTTCTAAATTTTGTCATTATATAATCCTATACTATTTTTGTTCTTATGTCAAGAAGCGGTGATAGAGTATTCTTCTAAAGTCTCTTTGAGAAAGTTATTCTCTGCAAGAAGAATTTTGTTTTGATGTTCTAGTATAGAAATTCGTTTATCTAAATCACCAGGTCCTCTTTCATCGTCTAATACCATTTGTAGTTGTTTCTTTAATAACTCCATTTGATACTTGTAATCTTTTTCAAGAGGTATTGTACGACCTCCCATTTTCTCTAATTCAATGTTATCACTTTGCATATTTGCCTGCCTTATATATTCCTCACTATAACCTGGTTGAGTGCTTTGTTCGTATAAAAGTTGTTCTTGTTTCTTTCTGTCGTAATTCATTTAACAAATTATGCTCCAAAACTTTCACCACACCCACAGGTACTTTTTGCGTTGGGGTTTTTTAATTCTAAAAATGAGCCAAATATTTCTTTTCTGTATTCTATTGTCATTCCTGCAAGATACATTAAAGACGCTTTATCTAATAGTAATGTAAAGTCTTCATATTCTACAAACTCATCATCGTTACTTTTATTATCGTCAAATGACCATTCGTATTTAAAACCAGCACAGCCACCACCTTTGACTTCTAAACGAACATACTTTTTATTATGTTCTTTAGACAATGCGATTAAATGTTCTTTTGCTGTTTCTGTTAAATTTATAATACTCATATACTCTTTGTTTCCATTCGACCTGTTAATATGTCCATTAATAGTTTTTCAAAGTCTTGAAACATATCCCATAGATGACCTCTTTCGTCAATTTGTAAATATGCGTTAACACATAGAAAGATAATTGCTAGTGTGTTGACAATTGTTAAAACTAATAATAGTTTTTCTTTATTCATATGTAATTATTTATACCGATATCTAAATGCGAGTATCGTTAATAGAGAAATAGGAATACAATAATAGAACTCATCTAACATTGTATTTCCTACGATATCACGAAAAGCAGAATGGTCAGTAATCGTTCCAATAATTACGACAT